TCCGCCAACATATAGCCATATTTATAATCTAAAAACTGTTCAGATGTCTAATGACAAAGGAACATGGTTTGGATGGGATGTGTCTAAAGTTGGGCCTGTTACAGATAAATCAGTTTATGATATCGCGAAAAACTTTGCTGAAAGAGTTGGCAAAGGTGAAATTCAGGCGAAACATGGAACTGAGGAAACTTCAAGTACAACACCGTACTAACCGAATCCTAGGTAGTGGGCGTCTAAGCGAGAGTGGATACGCCCACTTTGAAAATTATGTCTGTAGAAAATTTTAAAAGTATATTTCAAGGATTAGATCGAGCACATGGTGTCACTTATGTTGACAAAAAAGGTGCAGATGGAGAAAAGATTAAAGGAAAATCTTTTGTACAAAGAGAAATGGTCACTGATGACCATTGGTTATTTCATCTACAAGGTAGAGAACCAAGTTTAGGTATTATTCCAATCAATGATGATAATAAATGTAAATGGGGTTGTGTAGATATAGACTCGTATGCAGGATTTGACCATCAAAAATTAATTAACAAAATTAAAAGTTTAAAATTACCACTAATAGTATTTAGATCTAAATCAGGTGGAGCACATGTATTTTGTTTTACGACTGTGCCAGTTGAAGCAAAATTAATGAGAGATAAACTTTTATCTATCAGTGCAGTATTAGGTTATGGTGGATCAGAAGTTTTTCCAAAACAGATAGAATTAAAATCGAAAGATGATACAGGAAATTTCTTAAATTTACCATATTTTAATGGCGATGATACAACAAGATATTGCTTTGGGGAAACTGGTGAAGCTATTGACCTACAAGCTTTCTACGATTTATATGAAAGAAATAGATTAACACCAGAACAATTAGAAAAATTAGAAGTTAAAAGACCACAATCAGAATTTAGTGATGGTCCTCCTTGTTTAGAATCATTAACACAAAGCAAACTAGACGATGGAAGAGATAGAGTTATTTATCAATTTATTCAATATGCAAAAAGAAAATGGCCTGAGGAATGGACTAAAAAAATAAATCAATTCAATTATAATCATTTTGTTACACCTTTAGATGATAAAGTTATTCAAGATAAAATAAAATTTCACGGCAAAAAAGATTTAGGTTTTAAATGTAATGAGGAACCAATGTGTAATCATTGTGATAAATCATTATGTAAAACTAGGAAATTTGGAATAGGTGGGGAATCGGTATTTCCTACACTGAGTGATTTACAGAAAGTAGAATTAGACGAACCATACTATTGGGTTAATGTAGATGGAGAAAGAGTAAAATTAGATACTATTGATTCTTTATTAGAACAAAGATTATTTAGAAGAACAGTTACAAAACAAATTAATAGAAAACCACCAAGAATTACAGTAAAAGAATTTGAAAAATATACAGATATGTTACTTGCAGGAGTAGAAATTATAAAAGCACCAATTGGGTCGTCGTTAATAGAACAATTAAAAGATCATTTAGAAGAATATTGTACTAATGATTCAGCAGCAACGACAAACAAAGAAGAGATATTTTTAGGAAATGTATGGACATCAGAAGGTAAACATCATTTTATATTTAATAAATTTTTTCATGGTTATTTACAAAGAAGAAAATGGCCAGAAAAACATCAAACTACACAAGATTTATTAATTCAACACTGTGGTTGTACAGACGATAGAATTTATATTGGTAAGAAAAGACCAAGTGTAATGATAGTCGATGCATTTGAAAAACCAGAAAAAGTTTATCAACAAAAACAGCTTAAGCCGAAGGATTCATTTTGAAAACTATTGTATTAGGGCCTCCTGGAACAGGGAAGACGCATACTTTATTAAATAAAGTAGATGATTATTTAAAAGAAACTGATCCAGATAAAGTAGGTTATTTTGCTTTCACTAGGAAAGCAGCAAATGAAGCAAGAGAAAGAGCAGTTAAAAAATTTAATTTAACAGAGGATGATCTTCCATATTTTAGAACACTACACTCATTAGCATTTAGACGTCTAGGAATTAACAAAGAAAATGTTATGCAACGTAGACACTATGAAGATTTAGGAAAGAAAATTCAAATACCTATAGACTATAATGATTATGACGATGAAGAAACTGGTTTATTCACTACAAAAAGTGATTACTTAAGAATTATTAATCTTGCAAAATTAAGAAACATTACATTAGACCAACAATTTAATTTAAAAGAACACACTCAAAAACTAGAATATAATAAACTTGTTATTATAGCTAATGAATTAAACAGATATAAAAAAGACTATGGACTTATAGATTATAATGACATGATATTAGATTTTGTTAAGTCAGATAAATCTCCTAAGTTTGAAGTAGTATTTATTGATGAAGCACAAGACTTGTCTCGAATGCAATGGGATATGGTNGATAGTTTTAATACACAAGATTCTTTTATTGCAGGGGATGATGATCAGGCAATATTNAGATGGGCAGGAGCGGATGTAGATTCCTTTATTACACAAAAGGGAAAAATTTTAAATTTAACTCAATCAATGAGAATACCTAGAAAGATTCATGACTATGCTATGAAGATTATAGGAAGAGTCTCCAACCGATTACATAAAGAATGGAAACCGAAAGCACACGAAGGAGCAATTAGTAAGCACTGGAATTTTGAAGATATTAATATGAATAAAGGAAACTGGTTAGTATTAACTAGAACAAGATATCAATTAAAAGCTTTAGAAGAAATATTAAAAGAAAAAGGATTATATTTTGAAGATAGATTCAATAAATCTTACGAAAAAAATATTCAGGAAGCAGCACTTAACTGGGAGCATTTGAGAAGAGGACAATTATTACATTATAAAGATATTATGAACATCTCTCAATATATGAGCACAACAAACTGGGAAAAAAATAAATTAAAATCATTATCCAAAGAATCATTTTATGGAATAGATCAACTAACACAGGGACATGGACTTAATACTAAAAATAATTGGTATGAATGTTTTGATAACGCTGGATCGAGAAGAATTACATATATTAGAAAAATGAGAGCTAATGGAGAAGAACTAAATAAGGAAGCTAGAATTAAATTATCAACTATTCATAGTGTTAAAGGTGGAGAAGAAGATAACGTAGTTATTTTACCAGACCTTACTATGAATACTCAAAAATCATATGAAAGAAATCGCGATGATGAAAACAGATTATTTTATGTAGGTGCAACTAGAGCAAAAGAGCATTTACATGTTGTAAGACCAAAAGATGAAAACAAAGCTTTTCCCATGGAGGATGTATGAGTAGAGTCTGGGATAAACAACACGGAGGATCACATTATCAAAAATATAAAATTCAACCTAGTAAATTTGTAGTTGAGAATGAGTTGCTTTATCCAGAAGGATGCGCTATAAAATACATAATAAGACATCGAGACAAAGGAAAGAAACAGGATTTATTGAAAGCAATACACTTTATAGAAATGATCATTGAGAGAGATTACCCTGACAGCCCTGACAAAAAAAATTCATGGGGGATAGTTAAGTAATGCAAATACCACTTTTCAAACCACAAACAGAATGGGTACCACCAACAGAATTCCCAGATTTATCAAAGCATGATGAAATAGCAATAGACTTAGAAACAAAAGATCCTGATTTAGTAAAGATGGGTTCAGGTAATGTTACAGGTAGAGGAGATATTACAGGAATAGCCGTAGCTGTAAAAGGATGGTCTGGTTATTATCCAATTGCTCACGAAGGCGGTGGTAATATGGACCGTAAAAAAGTCTTGAAATGGTTTCAAGGTGTATTATCTACACCAGCAGTAAAAATCTTCCACAACGCCATGTATGACGTTTGTTGGATTAGGGCCCTAGGTTTAAGTATTAACGGAAAAATAATTGACACGATGATTGCATCGGCCTTAGTTGATGAGAATCAAATGCGTTATGACTTAAACAACTGCAGTAAAAGATACACTGGAAAGTCAAAGAATGAAACAGATTTATATGCAGCTGCAAAGGATTGGGGAGTTGACGCCAAGGCAGAAATGTATAAACTACCTGCCATTTATGTTGGCGCATACGCAGAAAAAGATGCTGAGATAACTTTAGAGTTATGGCAAGAACTTAAGAAAGAAATTTTATATCAGGATATACAATCTATTTTTGAATTAGAGACTGAACTTTTCCCTTGCTTAGTTGATATGCGTTTTTTAGGAGTTCGTGTAGACGTTGAAGGCGCTCACAAACTGAAAGAAGAATTAGTAGAAGAAGAAAAAGGATTGTTGTTAGAAGTAAAAAAACAAACTGGAGTAGATACGCAAATATGGGCAGCACGCAGTATCGCTCAAGTTTTTGAAAAACTCTCCCTACCATTTGACCGAACTGAAAAAACAAATTCTCCATCATTTACTAAAAACTTTTTACAGAATCACCCCCACCCACTGGTGAAACGAATAGCCCGAGCCCGTGAAATAAATAAGGC